GGGCTTGATTAATTACAAGGCTCAACCTGAGAAGATAGTACCTGCAAAGGAAGCGTATAGCGTTAGAAGAAAGATGCCTAGAATTAAGAAGAGGGCGCATGACTAGGAAGTGTTTAATGGAGAGTATTGCCAGCGCCCATATTTATTATATACAATCATTTAAGGAGAGTAGCGAATGAGCGAAAAAAATAATAATAATAAAGAAGCCATTTGGGTTGACAAAGAATGTCACGACCTATTGTGGATATTTAAAGTAAAGAGAAAAGAGAAAAGCATCGGTGATGTTGCTTCTAGAATCATTAAAGAAGTTATTTCAAAAGAACTAGGCGATGAGTGACAAAGAAAAAAGAATTGATCTACAAATATATGTGTATGCAGATGCTTTGTTTCTTGGTCATTTTGATAGCAAGATATTGAGCGATAAAACGATACAAGCAATCAAAAAAGATGTAGAAAAACATTTTGCAGACGATACAGAAGAGTCAAATGTTGTTAGCGTAAAGGATTTGCAAACCTTTAAAAGAATGAGATACAGAGATTAAATATGATTGAAGAGTTATTGAGAGCAATATTATTAGCGGCTTGCATTATCTTGCCTGCTTGGGCTTTTGTTAAATCAGAAGATGGGGAAGAGATGTGAGTGAATACACTGACGATGTAGCAAGACAAAGACTCAAGATAAGAGTTGAGGAATGGCGTAAAGGTGTTAAAAGCATTTATGCCGAAGCTACTCCTGATGGATCATTGATGACAGTTACTTACAACGATGATTCTGTAAAGCGTATTAACGAAGATGGCACTACTAGCGTTACTGATTCACCGCATGATGATGATGCGTTGGTGTGGATGTTTACACATGGGGAAACAACGCTGTGGTAAACGCTAGGAATAAAGGTGCTGCATTTGAAAGGAAGATAGTAAAAATGATAAATGATTATTGCGAAGAAAAAGGTCTAGAGGAGAGAGTTAAGCGCAATCTAGACCAATACCAACAGAAAGGACAAGAGGACATAACTTGGGAAAAGTTTGCCATAGAGTGTAAGTGTTACGCTGGCGATGGTACTACCTTTGCTCAAGAACGCTGGTGGAAACAAGCATGTGAAGCTGCTGGCGAAGATAAGATTCCGTTCCTAATTTATAAATACAATAGGAACAAAGAAAGATTTGTGTTACCTGCATGGCTTATTGTCGAGGGTATTCCTAAAACTAACCAAAGTGTTATGCTAGGTTATCTTGATGACATTTGGAAAGACATGGAGTTGATACGAAAAAATGCACATAATCTTTGATGACGATTTCGATGCTTTTTGCTTTGAGCGATATCAAAATTATTTGTATGTCTGCGAGATTCTAGGAATAGATGATGTGGGCGACTACTGGAGCTGGAAGTCAAACAATATTGAATGGCTGAAGGCAAAATATAATCCAAGTGAAGGTCAAACTCTTCACTAAACATTAAGGAAGTGTTACATGGAAATATTACACGATAGCGTGAACAGCATGTTCCTTGCTCACAAGGCAAAGGATAAATGCTTTTGGAATGGCGAAGATATCTTAGAATTTAATTACATGATTCTAGATCCTGACACCATTAAAACTGGCTGGGGTATCTATAACAGCAATGGATACGAATTTAAATGGGATGAAGTCTTAGGACAAAAGACCCCTCAACCTGCCGATGGGTGGAAACGCGCATTTAGCGTATGGGTTTATGTGGATAGCCACGATAAGCCTTTGCTATGGGAGCGATTCACCTATGGCGAGTTTGAGTCTTTTAAAAATCTTCTTAGAGGATTTTGGAACGCTAAAGACGATAACGCACCTAAACTACCATGCTTCAAATACTTAGAATCAGAGGAATTGAAGATTGGTGTTGGTACAACTGCGATTCCTAGATTTGAATTTGTAGATTGGAAAGATAGACCAGCTAACTTCGTGTTACCTGCTTATGTCACAGGAGAAGAAGAATCTCCTGCTGAACCAAAGAAAGAAGATAAATCTTTTGATGATATCCCTTTCTAAATGTCTAAATGGGTAGAAATAGCTCCCCAAGTAGCCATAGACCTTCTAGGTGAGCCTAAAAAGAAAACTGCTAATTATTATTCTTGGAACAATAAAGGCAGTCTAAGGCTCAACCTAGAGGCAGGTACTTTCTACGACTTTGAAAACAATGACGGAGGAGGGGTTGAGTGGCTGATTAGAAGGGAAGGAAAGGAAGTGAAAGATTATTTAGATGATATAGGTTTTAACGATGGCGGTGTGACACCCTCCTTAGAAATAGTGCATAACACACCCACAGTTGCATCGCCATCATTTACAAGGGAAGACATGGCTAGGCTTTGGACTGAAGCCGAAATCAAAGTTATGTATAGCGATGATTTCATGGTGCTACGCTTTCCTGAAGGACATAGATTAAGCAAGATCAAATATCTACCTTATTCAAGGCGAGGAGACATTTGGGTTAACAAGAGACCTGAAGGTCAACTGCCGATTAAGGTGGAGGAACGATCTCCCCAAAAGCCAGTCCTTATCGTAGAAGGAGAGAAAGCGTTGCAAGGCGCTTTGAAGACCTACGATGGGGATTGCTGTTGTCATCATGGAGGAGTCTCAGGCTGGAAGAATTCGGACTGGTCTCCTCTATATGGCAGGGATATATACATCTATCCTGACAATGATGATGCTGGTAAGAAGTTTGCCAACGAAATAAAGAATCATCTTAGAGCAAATGGTTGCTTTAATGTGGTCATTGCTGAACCGCATGAAGAAGCTAAAGATAAAGATGATTTGTGGGATGCTTGGAAAAATGGCTTGTATAGCTCCTCAGAGGCTCTAGAAAAGCATATTAATGATAACCAAGCACCCCTACCGCTTGGCGCATTATACTTCGAGAGAGCCGATCAGGTGACATCTAAGCTAGAGAACCCACAATGGCTTATTGAAGAAGTATGCGAGAAGCAATCTCTTATGTCGGTATTTGGTAAGCCAAAGTCAGGTAAAACCTTTGTAATGATCGAGATGGCTGTTGACATCGCTGCTGGCGTTAATTTCTTTGGCAATCGTACTACCCAAGCTCCTGTAGTTTATCTATGCGGAGAGGGCAAGAGAGGCGTTGTCAGGAGGCTTGCTGCTATTGAGCAATATAGAAAAGCTAAAGGATTCTCTTTAAAAGGCATTCCTTTGTATCTTTCTAACAAAGGCGCAAGAGTGAATGACCCCACTGAATATGAGCTTCTTAGGCAAGAACTGGATGTGTTTAAGCATATGCACGGAGAAATAGGAATGGTGATCTTTGATACTTTTCAGAGAAACTTCACTGGTAATGAGTCATCAGCGCAAGATGTGGGAGACTTTATAAATTGTATTGATAATATCATTCACGACTATAAATGCTGTGTATGTCTTGTTCATCATACAGGGCATGGCAATACTGATAGGCAAAGGGGTTCTAGTGTGCTTGGAGCTTCTATTGATTATGAGTTTAAGGTAGAACGCAAAGAGATAGCAAAAGGCATGGGTGTAGAACTTAGCCAATCACTTAACAAAGATGGGCTAGGTATGGAGGAAAAGTATTTTGAGTTAGAAGATGTTGAGCTGATAGGCGAGGGATTTGATTTAACATCTGCTGTTCTCATTGAAACTGAAAAACCTGCAAATAATGAATTTGCATTTACCAAAGATCAAAAACAAGTAAATGATGCGTTAATTGGATTAGCGGTTGCTAAATCTATGGCTGAAACTGGCTGTGAAGATTACGCAAAAAATTACTGGTTTAAGAGTAGAGATCTGTATAACAAAGTCTTGAAACCTGACAATAAAACTTACTATACAGACTCAAATATAAGAGATCATCTGTCAAAAATGGCAAAAGACGGAAAAGTAGTGTATTTAGAGGGAAAAGGCAATGAAGGCAACGAATATAAAGCCTCTGTCTATTCTGACACAGACAAAGAAACCCTTTAATAGCAAGGGTTTCAGGGCTGTGTCTATCTCTGTCTATTTCTTTGTCTATTTCATAGACAGATCAATATGTCTTTGTCTGTCTGTGTCTATATACCTATAGGTATAGACATAGACAGGCAGACAATGATGAGGAAAATTTTATGAAAAGAAAAAAAGAATTTAATGTTGTAACTTTAAACAAAATTAAAAGATTTCGTGAGTTCCAAAGAAACTTTGAAATTGATTGGGGAACTTATCATGCAAGATTAAAACTTCTAATTGAACCTGAAATTAGATATCGGTTTGAAAAAGCGCTTGATATATACAGAGAAGCATTTAACAGCAAAAATGATGATGAAATGATGAAAACTATAGATATGATGAAAAGAGCTTACGAAGCCCTTGCAAAGAACATGGAAGATCAAGGCTACAGGAAATTAGATCCTGACTTCAAATGCTTTAGCTTTGATAACAACATCTTTTATGTTTCTGATTATGCTTATCAGTTACCAAGAGTACGCAGAGATCACGAAAGAGAGAAAGGTGTAAACTTTATTAGCATTGAAGAATTATTTAAATTTGTGCCAAAAGATTTTATGGACTTACGCTTGAGTCTAGCAAAAGTATTTGAAGGTGTAGAATTTACGGAAGTTAAAGATAAGTGCAACAAATAGATTTTTTCGATATTTATGAATCCTCTGATGAAGATGATATTAAGGAATATGATAATTATCAAAAAGGTTTGTTTGGAGAGCTTATTGTGCAAGCAAATTTAACAAAACTTGGATTTACTGTTGCTCATGTATTGGGGGATAATTCTAAAAAAGATTTAATCATTGATTACAATAATATTTCTATAGGGATACAAGTTAAAACTTCTACATTAAGATTTCCTGCAAATATTTGGAAATATGAGTTTAGAAGGAAAAATATAGCTAATACTTCTTTGGGTAGAAAGCTTGGCAAATGGAAAAAATATAATTCTTTTGACATTCCTATATTTGCTTGCGTTTCCTATGAGCTTGAAAAGATCTTGTACTTCAAAAACAATGATTCGCCTGAAGATGCTTATTACAGATTAAGAAAAGAAGACTTTAATAATTCGCAACAAAATAACAAAAATTTAAAAAATATTTTAGAAGAAATAGTTAAGGTAAGAACATGACAGGCAAAGGCTCAAAAGTTAGACCATATAATAAATCTAAGTTTGACGAAAACTTTGATAAAATTTTTAAAAACAAGAAGGAGAATAAAAATGAAAAACCTAGACAAGATACTAAACCAAAAAGCTAAAGACTACGGAGACTACGAAATGTTTTGGGCGCAAGTGGCTCAAATTTGGACTGCTATGCTGGGGAAAAATATTTCTACCAATCAAGCGGTAGCCATGATGATAGCTATGAAGTCAGTTAGGGGATTCAACAACCCTGATCATTTTGATTCTTTTCTTGATGCTGGTGGATACGCACAAATAGGGCAATCCATTATAGAAAGAAATACAGATCTCTAAATTTTTGCCAATCACTTTTTCGCCAATTTAGTTTTTTGGCAAATTTATTTTTGGCAAATTTCATTTTCGCCAATTTACTTTTCACAAAAAAAATGGCAAATTTGTTTTTGGCAAATTTGTTTTTTTGGCAAATTTAGTATTCAAAAAAATTGGCAAATTTGTTTTTTGTAGAAATTTTGGCAGACAGAAAATTTGATTATCACTAGAATTTATAATATAAAGGTTTTATATAAATATGAGTGATAAGCTAAAAATTAATAAAAATTGGCTAGCGCAAAAGATAGAGCAAGGCGCAACTAGCAGAGATTGCGCAAGATCTAGCGGTTATAGCAAGAGCCATATATTAAAGATAGCCAAAGAGAACGGCTTGAAATTTAACAACAAGAACCCCTTTAAAAAATGAAAATATCTATAGACTTATCCAAAGAATTTAAAAATGCTAGTAAAGATATAGCATATTTTGAAAATAAAAATATTCCTATTGCATTAATGAATTCAGTAAATAAGATCGCTAGGCATGTTGAAGCGCAAGAAAAGCTTGCATTGATAACAGACTTAGACCGCCCAAAGCCTACAACAGTTAAAAACGCTTTTAAATTGTTTAAATCAGACGGAAAGCGCCCTATCAATGCGCTCTTATCTACAAGTGACGCAGTAATGAAAAACGGGCTTTCCTATGTCTACACCGGTGGAACTGAGCCGGCAAGATATAGTTTTTATCCATCCCCCAAGCTCAAAGAAGAGCATTTTATGGATCAATATGGAAACATCAGAAGAACCTTAAAAGGGAAGATTCAAAAGAAAGGCAATAGATTTATAGGCAGAGCCGGAAAAAGCAATAAATTAGGCGTATGGGAAAGAACCGGAAGCGGTGACAATAAGAGCATTAAATTACTTGCTTCATTTACTCCCACAATTAAACATAAAAAGATTTTAGACTTTTTCGGAATAGGTTTAAAAGCTACAGCAAGGATAC